AAGCCTGATATGAGTGAAATTTTAGCTACATTTAATGGTCAACATGAGAGTATTTTATCAGAATTATTAGAAGGTAAAAAACAACCAGAAAAAGTAAGAAAGGTAATTGAATTTATAAAAGCAGAATATTTACAAGCAGGACAAGAAGCAAGAGATGTAGATGTAGAAGGCGATTTGGATGAATATTTACAAACAATATCTATTAACAGAGATGGTTTGTTTGCTGTTCCAGATTCGAATGCAATGTTTGGAGGAAAAAGAAGAAAAAATAAAAGGAAAACAAGAAGACGTATACAAAAGAAAATCAAAAATACAAAAAGAAGACGTTAAAATGGGGAAAAAATTGAATGACGTTTATGATTATAATGATATAAGCATAAATATGTTGGTCTTTATTATTCTGGTTACACTTATTCTAGATGTTATTAGTTTTCATTTACACATGAATACAAAATCGCAAATTACCCAATATGAGTATGAAATACCCAAATGGGCAGAACAAAGATTTAAAAAAAATAAGCTACCAAATTTCAGTGAATACAACAATAAAATAAAAAAACCACAACCCAAAAATAATTATATTTCTGAAGAAGAAGCACAATATAATGCTATCATGGTGTGTAAGCTACCATTTGGTCTATTACAAAAAAGAACATAAAGTTATCAATAATATTTTTCTAATAACAATTTAAATTTTTCATTTTCTTCTTTTTTTTTTATTTCTATTTTCAATTTTTTCAAATTGTCATAATGCTTTTTATCTTCAAAAATTTTACCAATTGTGTTTTCATATCTCATACTAGGATCTAGTTGTTGTTGAAGTTGTTTATATAATAAAATATCTATTTTGTGTTGCTTTATAATAATATTATGATAATTTGGATTAATATTTGTCAAATCCAGATCCATAATACCTTTATATCCGTCTATTTTATTCATTTTATAATAAATATATATTTATTATAAATATTCAATTTTAGAAATTAATCTTTATATATAATATAATGAAAAGACCAGTTAGAAATCCACGTACAGGAACATATAGAATGAAAGATGAAAACGGTAAATATAAGGAATATAAAGAATTATTTGGTTCTCGTGAACAAGTTTGGAATGGAAATGCATATAAAACAAAATATGGTTTAACAAAAACAGGATTGGTTATGAACAAGCGCGGACGCATTGTTTCAGCTGATAAATATAAAACAGCAAAAAAAGAAATGCGTTTAAAACAATACGGATATAGTGCTAAAAAAGGAAAATTTGGTTATGTAAAAACAAAAAAGAATAAAGAAATTAAAAATAAGTCGAAAAAAAATAAATCAATGAAAAATAAAGAATATTAAGGCAATAATAAAATATTATAATATATTATATGGAACAATTGAATGTATTTTTTGATTTGTTGTTTTTAAAAACTTCAAGCACTTCATTTGTGAAGTCACTTGTTTATAATGGTGATATATTATTATTAAAAGAAGAGAGTGAAATAAAAAAAGATAGTGAAATAAAAAAAATCTTGAAAGTTTTCAAAAGTTTGAAGTTCGTAAAAAATCCAGTTGCAGAAAAAGATAGTGAAATAAAATTAACCTTATATGAGCAATTCTATGATTTACATACCTGGACACAAATGAAGTGGAACTTTATTGAGAATCATTTTATAGATCATACAAACAAACCCTTGAAAAGTGGATTACAATACGGTTTCATGAAACTCGAGAAAAATACAACCTGCAATCTCAAGTATAATGAACCATGTGCTTTATTTACTGTAATCAATACAGATGACCATAAAGATATAATTAAGGCTTATATACTAAAAGTCATTCGGAAATTAAGGTTTCTTATTGAGAATTTACATTTTATTGACAAGTCTGGTAACGTGCTTAATAAAACCGAGCGAAAAGAAGATCAAACAGTAAATATATTGATCAAGAAAAAATATTGGGAACCATTATATGACCTTTTATTTGAATCGTTTGAACATACCAGAAACGTAAGGAGGACAGAGGACAGAAAGATGACATCAATTGAGGAGAAAAAAAATATAACAAAATTTGCTTATATGTTACATTCGATGAGTTTAAAAGGAGGCTCACTTACAGCCAAAGAAAAGATGCAGTATATAAAAGAAATGGATTATAACAAGAAGGTTGCATTAAATGTTTTTAACACTGAGCAATTTGGATTATATCAAAAACCTAATTTTATTGATGAGGCTATTGAAACATTTAATTTCTTAGACCCATATCGAGGCGGTAATAAAAAGAAGAAAAATAGGAAAACAAGAAAGAAGTCGCAAAACAAAAGAAGAAAGAGTAAATTAAAAAAAACTAAAAAAGAATAAAAAAGCATTAAAAGAAGAATAATTTCTTTCTTTAGTATATAATGACTGATTGCAAAAAAACGGTTGGATCTAAAGCCGAAGTATGGCATGGTACTGCCAAACATACTTCTGGAAAACTTACAAAGAAAAATCTTATGAAGAATAAACATGGTCGAATTGTTTCCAAGAGAAAGCATGCACTTGGAAAATCCAAGGGTATCAAAATCCTTAGAAATGCAGGATACACAGCTAAGAAGGGCATATTCAAAGCCTTTAAGAAGAGTGATGCCAAAAAATCGCTAAAAAATAAATCTACGAAAAGCAGAAAATAATTTATTTAAATTTAGAGAAATCAAATAGACATTTACTTGGTACTTCTTTTTCTTCTTTAATATCTTGGTTAGGTTCAAATGTCCATAACCAAGATTTATCATTTTCCCAATCCAGAGACATGTTAATATATTTAGCAGTTGTTGTTGTTCGTATTCTATAATTACATTTTTTGTAAAAACGTTTACGTTGTTTAAACTGATTTTGGAAACAATCATGACCATCTACTATATCTACAATAATAGGATTTTCATGTTTCATTCTTAATATTCTACCTACAGATTGTGTTATATCTGTTTTAGGCGTTGCCATTACCAATCGACTAAGCGTTTTAATATCCAATGCTTCTGCTGCCATTGCATATGTTGCAATAACTATTTTTTTTGTTTCGGTTTCTTGTAATGCTTTTTGTTTCATTCCGCCAATATAATAACCTACGGTATCTAATTTTAAATGTTCTATTTTATCATGAATATATTTTAACAAATTCTTATTATGTGCCAAAACCATAATCTGACCATCTGGATTTTCTTGTAATAAATCTCCAATAACACGAACAATAAAATCACTACGTGGACCATAATCACATAATTTTGATATCATTGTGCTGTATTTTGTTTGACCTCGATAATCTGTTGCTACTTCATTAAATTCAGTATCATTTGTTTTAAATTCTATTGCTCGTACACAAACCACTTCTTCACTTTTTCTTTCTTCACTATATATTTTAGGTCCAATAAACATATACAAAAGTTTTGTTAATTTATCTTTACGTTCTACTGTTGCACTAATTCCCAACATATATGGACTAATTGTTTTTAATAATGTTCGTGAAAATTCTTCACTTCCGATACGATGTACTTCATCAATAATAGTCAATCCAAAATTTGCATATACTTCTGGTGCAAATTCTTTATTATACATTGTTTGTATCATACCAATAACAATATCTTTGTCTTCAATATCACATACATTTGCTTGTATTTTTCCTACGCGGGTGGATGGGTCTAAAAATTCTTCAATGCGCTCAATCCATTGGTTCATTAAAAACTCTTTATGAACCAAAATGAGTGTTTTTTTCTTTAAAAGAGATATTATTTTTAATGCTATAACCGTTTTACCACGTCCACATGGCACCTCTAATATACCACCTTTATTATAATCGTCTTTAGTAACGTGTTTTAAATAAACATCAATTATATTTTCTTGATAATCACGCAATGGTTTTACAAAATCTATATTAATATCCATCCCTTGAGGTAATTCAATTTTGCTTGGTATACCATATTTTTGCAATCCATAAAAACGTGGTATATATATTTTCTTTTCATTTTCTCTATAAACTGGGAATGGATGTACTTTTACCATGCCATAATTTTGTCCAGATATTTCTGGTTTTAAATATAAATCTTTTTTTAATTTTTCTATTTCTTCTTCATCTAATTGTGATTTTAATAATGTATAGCCTTTTCTTCCAATATACTTTGATACGTCCATTTGATAATAATAATATATTCTTTTTATTTTATTTCAATTTTAATATACACGTTATAACATGATTTACTGTTAGAAATTATTGATACTTTGTAAATATTCAATGGTGTAAATGTCCAAATATGTAAAATATATTAATTCAAATTTTTAATTTTGTTTCTAAGTATATACAATATGCGTGTTTCGGTATTGTTGTTATTTTTAACTAACCTAATTCGAACATATTCACAAGATTGTGTATGTACAACAGTACCTTGTCCTATTGTAGGTGAAAATGATATAGTTATGGGAAATGGAGCTGCCAAAATGTCCTATATATATGAAGAACATAATGGATACCCGGTTGTAGTTTTTGCGCAAGGAACTTTAGCACCAAATTCATTAACACATGGAAGTGATACAACATCATGTACACGCAGTTATGCACGAATGTTAGAAGATGATGGCGATGACAATTGTGACGCAGGACATATATTAGCAAACCATATGGGCGGCTATGGAAATCAACCTCTAAATATATTCCCACAAAATTCCACTATTAACAAAGGACAATATAATCAATTTGAGGGGAAAATATACGACTGTATGTTAAATGCAACATTAGGGTTTTTACAATGGCAATTTATATATAAATCATTGGAAAATACACAGCCATATAAAGTCACATATTACGCGACTTTCCAAAATTCAGATTGTCAACCATTATATAGTGAATTTACAAACTGATTATTTATATTCATTCCAATTGTTACAATGAAGACAATATTTACTTTTATAAAAACCATACACATTGATTAAATTTGTTTTACAATCCGTACAAAAAAACTCTCCGCATATGCAACATAATTTTTCATTATTACATGTATCATATTTATTACATCTTTTGCATAATTTTAGAAAATCAGTAATATATCGCAAAACATATTCATCAATCATAATATATAATATAGATTTTATTATATATTTATTACATCTTGTTAGTATGTTAGAATTGTCGCCAATTTAGAAAAATTGATTATTATTTTGTATTTTTATGAGTTTGCATAATATATTTCAAAATGATTAAAGAAATCGAATTAACGAACGAAGATAATTTCATCAAATGTTTCGATCATTTATATCAGGACATAACTAGTGAATATAATTTAGGTGATACAATGGAAAAAATAAATGTTCAGCGAGAAGCAAAGCGAATTGATAATTTATTCTCATGTTGTTTTAATACGGATTTTGTTTATTCAAAGTATACGCTTCTTGAAAATGCTATATATGAGTTACTATATGTAAATCATATAGAAATAAGTAAAACAAAAGATACAAATATAGAATTCATACTTGCGAAGTCACACAATGAAACAATTGTTGAAAACAGCTTTGGAATACATCAAGATACGGGTAGTAAAGTTAAAGGCAATAGTTACACAATGATTATATATTTACATACAGACTGTCAAGAGGGTGAATTGATATTTTATGAAAAAAGACCATCAGGTGATTTCGAAAAAACGATAACGGTGGATCCAAATACAAGATTATCTTCAACTACCAAGGTCGTTATATTCGATGGTGAAATATTTCATAAACCCGAGCCTTTCTATAATGGACAAAGATGTGCGATTGTATGTCAAGTAAGTAAATAGAAATCTTTACTATATCATTCAGTAGAAACAATTCTCGGGGTTCTAATTATACGTAAAATATGTATGAAGAACTATATACTAAAAATAATACTCCGATTTCAACGCAAAAGTAATTGAATTATATATTTATATATAAATATATATATATAAATGGTTAAGTTATTTAGACAGAAAAACGTTAAAAAAAACGTTAGTAAAAAGTTGAAACGGAACATTCGTGGTGGAGATAAAAAAAGTGATGCTGCTAAAACAATACAGCGGAAAGTTAGAAAGACCCACAGCAAAAAGAATAAGAGTGCTAAAAAAATACAATCATTTGCTCGCGGGGTTAAAGACAGAAGAACTATTAAAGCACAATACCCTGAATTTAAGCAGATGTTAAATGATGCTGTAAATAGAGTAAAGGATAGGCAATGTGGTATATGTTTTGAATCAATCAAACCAGGAGAGATTGTAAAGAAATGTCCCAACCTTCATAAATTTCACACAGACTGTATATCAGGATGGTGTTCATCACCATATAGCGATGGAAGAGTAAGTCAGGCAGATCGTACTATTTGGAATGCGAGGTGCCCTCAATGTAGGGATTTTATGAATTGTCCTGGAAGTATAGATGATAATTTGTCTAGACAAAGACAAAATAGAGCCCTCCACGAAGCCGAGCAATTTCAAGAATTTCAACAACGAGAACTGGCGGCTCAAAATAGGGCACAACCAGCAAGGGTGGAGCAACGACTTGCCGGACAGCAAGATGTACAACATGTTCTCGATGCGATTAATGCTGCGGAAGCTGATATAATCGCTAATATTGCGGAGGATATACCCGAGTATAACCGGTTAACACGTCCTAGATGTATGCGTTATATTGAGGTTGAGTTAGAAGACTATATTTCAATAACCTATTATATTGAACTTGATACATATATTAACAGTCGTCCTGTTAGAATTGCGAAAAATGCAGCTAAAGACCGTATAGTGAATGCAATCGCGGAATACTGTGTAAGAAATATCCTTATTCCGCAAATGCAACATGAGTTCGATACAGCAGCACAAGGTCAATCAATAGAAGAAATACGAGTTGGACCCACCATTTACGTACATCAAAGGCTTGAGATATATAGGAGAAATGTGTCTATAGGTGTTGAACGATGGTGGCACCTACGGAATCAAGAAATGTTAGAAGTCGCAATCAGTGTTTTTAAGGATATGTTTGGAAATACTGTAGTACTTCCTAACGAAAGGGCTAGGTATAGACCTGAAAATGTTCGACAAATAGGAGATTTTAACTTCGGTGACGTTGACAATATGTTTCTGTATAATTTATTAAATATTAATGAAGATGATGTAGAGGCCGACGAGGACGTGGATGATTTGATAGATTCTTTTGAAAGAAACAATAATGATGGTAGTTATGATATGAATTATAGAGAATTGTTTGATGATGAGGAAGAAATAATTATATACAATGGTCAACAAGGAACTGAGGCTGAAAGACGGGAGATTATCAATAATATAGGAACACGTATACTTAAATCGAATGGTAGGGGTGAATATGGTTCATATATCGACATGAATAATGATCTTGGAGTAAATGTTTATATTTGTACAGATAGACATGATGCAACAACATTGATTGATAGAATATGGGCAATTTATGGTCCAGGTGGTGTATACTCCGCTAATAATGGGAGAGCACTTTTACGAAGTCGCGAAGAAGTAAACAATTCTAGCAGAAGGATATAAATAATTAATTTGTCATTTTTTGATTTATACATGAATATTAAGTTACGATTGAAAAAAATTAGTTAATTATACATATTTTACGTATAATTAAAAATATTTTTTCATAAATTCGTCAAAAACCATAATTGGTATGTTATGTTTTTTGGCTTCTTCTATTTTGCTTGATGTTTCTCCTTCATTTTTTATCAATACAATATATGTTTTTTTATTTACACTTGATCCTAATTTAGCTCCCACGTTTTTCAATATTTCTTCTAATGATTTATCTCTAAATCCAGTAATTACAACTGATTTTTCAAATAATTCATGAGAACCATCAATTTTAATTGTTTCTACTGATTGATCCAATTTATATTCTAACTGACAATCTTTCATAAATGCTTTGAATTCTTGAATATGACTTACAAATGCTTCTGCTGTCTTTTTTTCTATTCCTTTAATATTTTGTATTTTTATTATATCCGGTCGATCAACAACTAGTACATCAGAATAATCATTCATAATCAATTCTATTTTTTTGTCACTAAATCCACGACCGAAAACATTAGATGCAGCCGCAATCTTAGTTATTGGTGCACTATTTATTTTTGATTGAATACTATTATATACTTTTTCCGCCATTTTTTGTTTAAATCCTTCTATTGTCATAAAATCATCCAATGTCATGTGTATTATTTTACATATACTATTAAATCCACCTTTTACTATTTTTGCGACATTTCCTGCACCTAATCCATCTACATCTAAACTCTTGAAAAATCCAGAAATATTTTTCTCCAATACAGTTATATTTGATGTTTTATCTTTTAACATAATATCCACATGCGTCTCATTCCATATATATTCTAATTCAGGCATTTTTGCTTTTTCAGCGGGTACTGTAATTGATTTAATATATGGAATAACGTCTCCAGAACGCACCAACATAATAATTGCACCAATACCAATTTTATTTGTTTCAATAAATGATCCATTAAATCCTGTAACATATGTAATTGTTACACCACCTAAACGAACGGGTACAATTTGAACACGAGGTTTCAAATAACCATCTTTTGATGGTGACCATAATACATCTACAACATGAGCTTCAGCAATTTGATCTGACAATACCATTTTAAAAGCAAATGCATGTTTTGGATTTCCACTAATACGCGGATATATTTTATCATCACTTACAATAATACCATCAATCTCATAATCATAAGAACGTCGCAAATCTTGTAAAATATCCGACAACATAGTATTTGATAATTCATTTACTAATCTATTTTGTACTGTTAATACATTCATTTGTTGTAACAGTTGCATTTGATCAGATGGTCTTATACCATTTTTTTGATTAGGATATTTTATTAATTCGTATGCAATAAAATCAATATCATTCATTTTTTCATCTTTTGTCTTTTGGTTGACTATTCCCGCAACTAAATTACGAGGATTTGCAAATTTTTCTTTATATTTTTCGTCAAATTTTTGTTTTGGTATTATAAATTCTCCTCTTAATACGACATCTTTAATATCAGGTAATTGCAAATATGGTATTAAATGACTAACATCCTGACCTACTTTACCATCACCACGAGTATATAATTTTTTTTCGTTGTTTTCTGTTGTATACAAACCACTTACACCATCTAATTTACATGATAATACATAAGGTCCATTGTATTTTGTTGACCATGTTTCCAATATTCCAGTATCGGGTTTTATTTTATCCATAGACCACATTTCATAAGGTAATCGCACTTTATTTTTAACAAATGCTGATCCAACTTCTTGCAATGATTTATTTTTAGGATATTTTTTCTCTATAAATTCATGCATAATATCATATTCATTATCTGTCATTATTGATTGACCTATACAATGAAATGCATTGTTTGCAGTATCCAACATATTTGATAATTCTTTTTCCTTTAGTCCTTCGAGAACCTTGATACCATTTTTTTTAAAAAAATCAATGTTTTTTTTACTTTCATCTTGTTTTTTACATGTTTTGTTTTTTTTAGTTATTTGAATTGTTTCTTTTGGTGTAATTTCAGGTACTTTTTGTGATGAACCAAGTTCTCGAATAATCGGATCGTTTCTTTCAAAAGGAGTTTTATATTCCATTTTCAAAAAATCAAATATTTCCTTTTCGTCTTTAAAAACCCTTGATAATTTATCTCCTTTCTTTCTTCCTTCCATTTTAGAAAATCCATGTTCATTTAAAGTGTATCCCATTTTTAATGCACGTTCTCTCATTGCTGTATTAAATTCTTTACTTCCAGTAAAATATAAAGTGGCAAATGGATATTCTTCTTTTGAAGTATACAAAAAATCAACACGGCGAGCATATTGAGAACTTGGTAATTTAGTAATAACTAAACATTTACTAGGACCTCGAGACAATATTTCAACAATGACATTTTTTTCAACAAGTATATCAATAAATTTTTTGAATGTTTCTGATGTATCTGATGTAATAATCGCATCAATATCACCAGAGTTCTCCGCTCCTCTACGATAACTACCAACAATTTCCATTGTACCGTGTTGTTCATCAAAATGATCAATAAATATCTTATGATATTCATCTATTTCACTTCTTGGAATTCTTTTAAGAATATCATTATAATATTTTAAACCGATTTGTTGTTTATCGTTGAGAACCTCGGTTTTTTTCTTTTCTAAATCTTCTAAAGAAACAAACCCTTTTTCAACTAGATCTTCTGCCTTCTTTTCACCTACCCCATAAATATCTATAAATACACTAATTGCTTTTCTTTTTTTTATTAGGTTCTCTTCTCTTTGTAAAATACTTAAGGTTCCAGTATTTTTATATTCAACTAGTTTTTCAAAAATAGTATTACCTATACCCGGTTTGCCTTTTAATTGTTGAGGATCAATAATATTATCTTTAAAAGAAGTAATAGTATCTTTTGCATTATTATAAGCCTTAGCTCTTATAAAGTCTTTCTTTTGTCTCATAATGAAAGCTAAATCTTCCATAAGTTCAATATAAAATTCATTTAATCGTGTTGTATTCGGTTCAATAATAGACATTTGTATATTATTTTCAGTGTATTTTTCTAAATCTTTATTTTTCAATGTTTTATCTTTAGATTTTCTTTTTTTTATAATAATTTTAACTGTTTCATTTTTTTTATACGTACCTGTTTGTTGTTTTTTTGGACTAGGTTCTCTATTTTTATGTGTTTTTATATTTTTAGGGGTTTTATGTTCCATATATATTATAACTATAATTGAATAAAAAATCTAAGATTAAATTATAATGACTAACTTTCTTAAATTGAATTTATCTACTTTAGAAATTGTTCTTTCTTTATTAATTGTTTTATATTTGGTATTTCAAATGAAAACACCATTAAATATTGCTAATTTGATTAATCATCCTATGGGTATGTTGGTTATTGTTGTACTTACAATCTATTTATTTTTAAATGTACATCCTATTTTAGGTATATTATTGCTAATTTCTGCTTATGAATTGATCCGAAGAAGTTCATCTAAAAAAGTAAAATATGTTAGTTTTGAAGAACCTACCCAAAGTAAAAAAGACACCGATATGCAAAAAATGAACCCTCCTAAAAATAATTCATTAGAGGAAGATGTTATTAGTAAAATGGGACCAATCAAAAAATCCACTCAATATACAAATTCATCATATAAACCTGTCAGTCAAGACATTCATTCCGCTCTTGTTCTAAAGTAAAAACATATTTATAAATAAATAATTATGTTTTGCAGATTATAGCCTTAAAGAATTGTTTATAACAAATTAAATATCTAAACATATAAACGTATTCCATCTATATTTATTACGTTCTTTTTTAAATATAGATAGATAATCTATATCATTAGTTTCTTTATAGAAACTATTACAATTAAAATATCCTTCACCTGTTTTTATGTTTCCTGGATAAATATTTGGAAAAATATGATAAGTAATAATTTTTTTTAATAATTCTTCTTTATCATTATCATTGACAAAATATAATCTATTATCATTGTTTTTTAAATGTTCTATTGTATAATGTGAACCGCAATTTACAGGATAATTATCATTTAAAAAAATTTTATTTATTTTTTTTTCAATACATTGTAATAACCTTAAATAAGTGTTCTGATGACAATCAAAAAAACAAAGTATATCATCAGAATTATAATTACTAACATCTATTTTTTCAAAATCTATAAAATTTTTTCCTAAAAAATATGATGTATTAATACTTTTATCTTTATATCCAGTGGGAGAAATATTTCTTGGATCTAAACATATAATTTTACAATCTGGTAAAGTTTTTCGAATTAATAGAGTTGAAATGCCATTCCATACTCCAGATTCTATTACTATTTTTGGCTGGTATTTATTCAAAATAAACCAAAATGAGAATAAATCAGGTGCTGCCATTCCACCATTATTATTATCAAAATAAGAAGAATAAATATTATCCATAAACATTTTCAAATCATTTTCAGTATAATCCATTATATTTTAATGGATTATAAAGTATTTTCAATTTAAACGTTTTATATCTTCATTTGTAGAAAATCCAAATAAAAAATATTTTCGTAATTCTTTATTCAAGTTATTATCGTAATCAAAAAATGTTTGATTGTTAATAAAATAACAACAATTACTTTCTCTTCTAATAGAAGATGATATGCCAACTATTCCCATATATAATCGTTTTACATCTATAAATTTATATGAATATTTTCTAACAGCATTGAAAGCAATTATATCATCATATTCAGATAAAGACAAATTATAATATGCACATAAAATTGCAATACATATATCTTTTATCGATATATAATCATAATATAATTTGAACTTTTTTACAAATTCACTTAATTTTACAAATTCTTCATCTTTATAACAAATATTCAAATATGTCTCACCTAATATATAATTTTTTTCTTTTATCATTCCATGTTTATTCATAAATTTTATATCATGTATATACCATTTAAAATATTGATAAACAATAACATCATTAATTCTTTTTAATAATGTTATAATTGTCATTAATTAATTAATAACTATATTTTTTAATACCATTTAAAATAACTTGAATATAATTGTTCCTCGTCAGCACCCCATTCATTCAATGCTTCATCCGGTATAATTGTTAATACTTCATTCGATTTTTTGTAAACAGATACAATTCCAATACCAATTAATGTAATTAAGAAGAACATACCACTTGTTGATAAATTTGTATTATCCGTATCCGCATTGTTTTTATTTAAACTTCCTAGTATTAATCCTATACCTAAAATAAATAAAACTACGGTTACCACCTTTTCTATTGTAACAACCATTTGAATTGTTTCTTCAGGATTGGATCCTGGAGAAAATGCAAACGCAAATAAACCCATTTTATAAATAGGACCAATAATGAAATATAAAAATGTCATCCATAAAAGCAAAAATACAAAATAATAAGCAATCATGAAATTTTCTTTTGATTTATCAAATTGTGTTCGTGCACGAATGTTGTACATAGGAATATCTTCCGACTCAACCGGCACATTATCGCATTCCATCCAACTTGCTCCAGATGCTTCTAATATTGGATTTCCTTCATCGTCTTCCATTCCTATACCATTTTCTCCTAATCGTTGTATTACATCAAAACCCTCTATTGCATTCATTTCTTTGAAAGTGCTTCTAACTTTGATGGGTTCAATAAATTTTACATCTATTACATTATCAGTTTCTTTATAAATACAATTTGTATCTTGAGGTAATACATTATTTAATGTGATATTTGAATTCAACGTTTTAATAATTTTATCAATATCGTTTGATCTAGCTTCAGTATCACTAACTAAAGGAAAATGGATTCGCATGTTTTTTTCATAATTTGTAATAGGTATATGTTCAATTACAAGTTCTCCACTATTTTCTGTTTTTGGTAAAATATGCATACTTTTTGAATTAAAAGTACTTATTTTATCATTATTTACTAAAATGACATTAGGTGTATTTTCCTTTCCTTTAAAAGTATAATGATAACCATTATTTGTATTTAAATGAACCGCTAAATTGTCATAATAATTATATTTTAAATCTTTTGTATTATCAATATCGGCCATATATGTTATAATTAGAAAACAATTCTTACAATATTTATGCAAGTCTAAATTTACAACTCAATATATAATTCGATATATATTTTACACCTTTGTACAATTAAAATGGTATATAACTAAAAGTATTGTTTTCATATACTGTTACATTAAATACATCTTTATACCCTTCGACATAAACATTACTACCATCTTGTATTTGATCACATCCATATTCGGATGTTCCACTCTTACCGTTTACAAGAATGGGTAATTTTGTATTAAATGTTCCTGTATTTGAAATTGTATAATATTGCCATTTATCTCTTCCACTCATATGGCGTCTTCCCATTAAAGGTAATATTAATTTATCATCGCTATTTGGACTAGTTAAAATACCCATTTGACTATATTGTGTTGATAATCCACGAGTTTCAATATTCACTGGTACTTGAATAGGTGGATGACCACGAATGTCTCCTGAATCACTTCTAAAATAAAATCCATCTTCTTTTAATGGTGGAGCATATGGATCATTGAATACATCATTTTTTGCTGATATACCACCTAAATGACCGGGTGTCATTGTAACACGTTGAATTTCACGATTTACTACAGGACGCGATGTTTGGGCATAAACAATATAACAAACTATAGATACAATTACTAATAATACACCTAATGTCAAATTTTCAATACAAATTACACCTGGTAAACACTTTTTTGGCATAGTTATATATTAAATATATATAAATATATTTAGAAAGCTTCTAACGACGTGAAGAAATCTTCTGCACTACTTGTTTCAACGCCCTTGAAATGGTCAGCTATGTTTGGAAAATTCTTAAATTTACATTTATAACATCTTTTTTGTTCACTATGTGGATATCGGAAAATATGAAATCCATAATTTTCATAAATAAAACAATCTAATTTGTCTCTTTGTCTAACCACCATATCATGTAGTTGTTCTACTTCACATACATCAAACATTTCTGGCGATGCGAACCATAATATTACCCTCATTGGTAAATACATTATTTCAAAAATGATATCCAATAAATACCAGAAAAAACAACTTTTGAAACTTGTTATTTTTTCAATAACACAAGCAGTTGTACTAACAAACCATTCACATATTTTCTTTACATATCCGAAAAATGAGAAGATAATACCAAAAAATACTAAAATGTACGTTAACCCGGTCCAGGTCATCCAAGATTTTGACAAGTCTGATAACTCTTTTGAAATATAATTCGCTATTCTATGAAACATCCCGGCTTGTTGCCCTGCAGCTTCTTGACCCATTTCTACACTTGTTGCTGTGGCTTGTATAGGATAATCGTCAGCTTGGTCAATTAAATCCTGTCCTTCATCTGCTATAAATTCAGATGCACTTGCTGCTCTTTCAATACCCGCGCGCACATTATCTGCTGCTTCACGAGAAGTTGCTATTGCGGCTTTTGTACCTTCTCCGGTTGAATAAAATGTTGCATTTTTTACCATATTCATCATTCTCATAACTATATTAACTGGTTTTGGTGGTACCAATACTTCTGCTGCGATTAAATCTGGTGGAATAATAAATGGTGGTGGCATAATAAATATATCTAATATAACATGATATATTTATTTTTTTACTTTGACAATACGAGTGGTAAATGTTGCCAATCTATAACCAAATATAGTAAAATTAGTTTTATTAAAAATTCTTAACGACTTCATTTACTTAAAATATAATTATATTATTTTCTATTATTTTATTTTTTCTTTTTTTTATATTTTCTTTTTTTTTGTAGTATTAAATTGATCCATGAATTTCTCAGCTTGTGTCAACATTGGCTCAAGTTTATTCATTTTATTAATTAAATCTCTTTGTTGTTTTATAACTTGCATAGCCTCTTTTTGTAAAGGATTTTTTGCAACACTACTTGTTGATGCGGGTTTAATATTATTATCTTCTACTTTAAATCCCACTTTTTTATTTTTCATTCCTTGTTTTCCTTTAAAACTAGACTTTTTATTTTTCATTCCTTCTTTTCCTCTAAAACCTTCTTCTTCTTCTTCGTCTTCGTCTTCTTCTTCTTCTTCTTTATCATCATCCACAATATAATCTGTCATTTTTTCAAAAACAATTTGCTCTTGTTCAGATAAATCTTTTAATGGCTCCTTATCACCATTACGGATCGCTTTCATATATTCTCTTTCATTTTCTCCTAAATTTCCAACTTGTTCTTTTATAATTTCTTCGGTTTCGTCTTCAAATCCTTCTTTATTATTAATATTTTTTCCATATCTTATCAAATTAGTAACAACCATTGCAATTGTTAAAATAACAATCATATTTTTTGTGAAAAATGATGTAACAACACCCACTAAAATATAAATTATCACATATATAAGTTCTCCCAAATACGCGAATAATAATAAATCACAAATTGATAAAATTAAAATGAAATATAATAAATATTTGCTATGTAAAAAATTTAAATTCGACTTTTTTAAATAATCTTGACCCTTTTTAATACTTTTTCCTAAGTTAAACTTTGCTTTTGCCATATATATATATTTATAATATTTTAATTATTACTTTTTTTTTAATGCGTTTAAATTGATTAAATATTTTTGAAAACAACTTAAATCTTTGAATGATTATTTATGTATAATAAATTTTCGGACGCTATATTACTTTAGTTAAAAAAATGTCGCATACTACTGAAGAACCTTTATTACAAGAAACCACTGATCGTTACACCATGTTTCCCGTTAAATATGATGATGTATATCAAATTTATAAAAGACAAATTGATTGTTTTTGGAGAACCGAAGAAGTTGATTTATCCAAAGATTTAAATGACTGGGCTTCATTAAACGATGACGAAAAATATTTCATAAGTATGATATTGGCATTTTTTGCTGCGTCTGATGGAATTGTTATGGAAAACTTAAATGTGAATTTCTGCAATGAAGTTCAAGTCGCGGAAGCGCGTGCATTTTACAGTTTTCAAGCAGCAATGGAATCGATCCATTCCGAGATGTATTCTATTTTGATCGATACGTATATTCGTGATAATGAAAAAAAAAGCAAATTATTTAAATCATTAGATAACTTTCCTTGTATTGCCAAAAAAGCTCAATGGGCTCAAAAATGGATGGGAGATAAACGATCTTCGTTTGCGTCTCGTCTTATTGCATTTGCATGTGTGGAGGGTATATTTTTTAGTAGTAGTTTTGCGTCCATATATTGGATTAAAAAAAGAGGTTTAATGCCCGGACTTACTTTGTCCAATGAATTTATATCACGTGATGAAGCTTTACATACTGAATTTGCAATATTATTATATAGTAAATTAAATAAAAAAGTAAATAAAAAACGTGTAATGGAGATTATCAAAGAAGCAACTGAAATTGAAAAAGAATTCATTACTGATGCTTTACCATGTAGATTAATTGGTATGAATGCTAAATTGATGAGTCAATATATTGAATTTGTGGCGGATCGTTTATCTCTTCAATTAGGTTACGACAAAATCTATGAAAGTTCTAATCCATTTGATTTTATGGAGTTGATTAGTGTTGAAGGTAAAACCAACTTCTTTGAACGAATCGTTTCTGATTATGCGCTTGCTGATAAAACAAAAACAGATGATATTTTTGATATGAATGCCGTTTTTTAAATAATATTTAATAATATAAAATATTATTTACTTAGAGTACATTTCCATTGGAACAAAACAAAATAATAGTACACCAACTATAAACCATATTGCAAAACTACTAATAATTTCACTATAACTATCCATTGCCCTTAAAGGATGTATTAGATAATAATACAACACTGGAATGACTGTTGCAATAGACATAATCAAAATACTTCGCGAATATGAATATAATCGGTTTTCTTTAACAAAAAACAATGATACTAGCTCTAAAGGTAAAGTTACTAAAATGCCCGCCAATAAAGGATTACTATAGTTCGCCAAATAAGTTGCTCCGGATAGTATAATACCACCTATAATAAATCTTTCTATTAATTCATAAAATATTTGTTTTTGCATCTATATATTTATATAATATTAAATACGTTTAGTAATATATTCTTCGGCCATTGTATAAATAATTTTTATTCCTTTTATTTGATATTCTAATATTTTACTTATATGAAATAGCCTAACAAATTGCAAACGTTCATTAATTTGTTTTATTGTTATTCTTCTACCTTGATCAACCGGTGTATTTGTATCATCTGGTGGGTCGTCTTCATTGATTTTCTTGTAATATTTGAATTTCCATTCTTTTGCTTCATCAATTAAATCTTCTTTTACATCTTTGTCTGGTTCATTTTTTGCCATTTTTTCATATGTTCTACTTTTTTCCAACATTTCTTTTGGATCTGTTATTTTTTTTGGCATTATGCTTTTATTTCGATAATTATAAATCTTCATTAATTTTTCTTTTAAAGGATTTGTTAAACTATTGTTTTTTAAATTATCAACTGTTTTAGTTGGTATATATTTACCCCCTGTTAGCTTTACCAATTCATTGTCATGTTTTTTTAACACTGTTATTATTTTATCAATATTTTTATCAATACTGTAGTTTGGATTTTGTACTATTTCTTGTTTTTTATAATCTTCATCGTATATACTAAAAAGGATTTCATGATCATTTGTTATTTTAAAAATATCTGCCAACATCATCATTCTATCCGTTTCTGGTATTCCTTCTACATTTTTTATTTGACCTGGCATCATTACATCGGTACCATTATAATCCATCGGTAATGATTCTTTATTTTGTATTCCTTCTTTTATTTTTGAACCATTCAACCATGCTATTATTAAAATTATTATTAATATACATATGTACACTTGTTTCTTCATATATATATACACGCCAAAATTTTTTTTAAAGAATATAAAGATTTATATTCAATATTATTTAATGTGTGGAATATTTGCATTGCTAAATAATATTCATTCTAATAAACATATTAATTATAATTATATTAATAATGAATTTATGAAAGGGAAATCTAGAGGTCCTGAACATTCTATATTAGAAAATGTTTCTATTGATCTTTTATTTGGATTTCATAGATTAGCAATTAATGGACTTAACACTGCGTCCAATCAACCTATAAAAATTAATAATATTATATTAATCTGTAATGGCGAAATTTACAATTATAAAGAACTATATAAATTATTAGATATTGTTCCTAGTACCGGGTCCGACTGTGAAGTCATTATTCATTTGTATGAAAAATTCGGTATTGAATACACTTTACAATTATTAGACGGGGTTTTTGCATTTATTTTACTCGATAATGATGACGAAAATACAAATTTATATGTCGCTAGAGATCCATATGGGGTAAGACCTTTATATATGGTTCAAAGTATTGATAAAACAAAAGTTATTGCCTTTTCTTCAGAAATGAAATGTCTGCAAGAATTGTCCAAATTATACGGAAACAATTATAAAATTGATTTTTTTGAACCTGGTACTTTTTCAAAATATAATTATCCAAATAAAATACTATCAAACTGGAGTTTTGTTGAAAATAAACCTTATATTTTACAAAGTTGCTCTTCATCCACACTTTCGTATGTTTTTGAAAATGATCATTTTTTTATTGATTTTGATAAAATTCTTTATGGTATTCGGAATTTATTGATTAACTCCGTTTATAAAAGATGTTATGCCACGCATAGAAAAGTTGCTTGTTTGTTATCGGGAGGACTTGATAGTAGTTTAATTACATCTATTGTTTGTAAATACAGAAAAGATTATAATTTACCTCCTCTTGAAACTTATGCTATTGGTCTTAAAGATTCCGAAGATCTAAAATTTGCGGAAAAAGCTTCCGTTTTTTTACAAACTAATCATAAATCCATTACTATTGAAGAAATTGATTTTATTAATGCTATTCCTGAAGTCATTTATACAATTGAAAGTTATGATACTACTACCGTTCGAGCCAGTATTGGTAATTATTTAGTAAGTAAATATATTTCGAATAATAGCGAAGCAAAAGTCATTTTTAATGGAGACGGGTCTGATGAACTTTTCGGCGGATATTTGTATTTTCATAATTCTCCAAACGTTATTGAATTCGATAGAGAATGTAGAAGATTGTTAAAAAATATACACAAATATGATGTTCTACGTTCAGATAAATCTATTTCCAGTAATGGGTTAGAACCTCGCACTCCATTCTTAGATCGCTCTTTCGTACAATATGTTTTATCTATTCCTGCAAAAATTAGAGCATTGAACTTTCAACCTGGGTATGATAAATTTAAATATATTGAAAAATATTTACTGCGATATGCTTTTGATAAAGAAGTTTGTAATTATGAATATTTACCTGATGATATTTTATGGAGAACAAAAGAAGCATTTAGTGATGGGGTTTCGTCACGTGAAAATTCTCTTTTTGAAATAATTGAAAAATTTGTTGAAACTAAATATACAAATGAAGATTTAGAAAATGCAAAAGAAAAATATAAACACAATACGCCTACTACAAAAGAACAATTATATTATAGAGATATTTTTGAAAGTCATTATGCTGATCAAGGACATATTATTCCTGAATTTTGGATGCCGCGTTTTGTGGATGCAAAAGATCCTAGTGCCAGAACTTTAAGGGTTTATTATGATGAAAATGTAGAATTACGCGAAAGAAGTTTATAAATTTATTGTATTAATATATAAATGGATCAAACTGGCGCAAATAGTCTGAATAACGCGAATAAACCAAAAGGTAATGCCGCCGACGTTAAAGTGAAAAACGATATGACTTATTTCAATGAATTATATAAAGCAAATTTAAGTGGTAATTCGGCATTGTTTTCAAATGAAGGAAAACCTTTAGGAACAAGATATTTTGTTGAAAGTAAAAAAAAATTAACTGATAACGAAGGTAATGATGTAGATACATATTATTTAATTGACAACATGAAATACGGTAAAGACGATCAAGGACGAATTGATATGACCAAATATGGTTTATTAGATTCCGTTAAATCTACTATTGATAGTATTGATCCTGATAGTATTAGTAAAGAAGGATTTTCAAATGATAATTTCACTCCGGTTGAAATAACTGTTATTGTTGATGGTTCAGGAAACACAGAAACAAAAAGCATTACTTTGGCGGATTATAAAAAACAAGACTGTACCGCATTTCAAGACAATTGTAAAAAATACAAAGGAATGCAACACTGTGATACTTGTGATATGATACCTATTAGCGACAGTGCGAACGCAAGTGAAGTTACAAGTGAAGATGTAAATGCATTAATTCAACAACGTGTCGACAATGATGAAAACATTAAAAACCTCAAAGGAAATATACAAAATCTTATAGGAGATAGTGAAAGTTTTGGAGTTATGAAAGATTTCGAACCATTTTATAATCGATATACTCAGCCATTGACTAGTTTCAGAAAAGAGGTTCATTCAAATGGTTATACTTTTGAAATTGAAAAAATTAATGAAGAAAAAATTATTGTTGAAAAAAATATGACTACTACATTATGGATTGGTAGTGTTAGTTTAATTGGATTATTTGTATTAAGCAAATATTTGTAATTTACATATTATATTGTATATTATGTAAATTTAATGATTGCGTCTCGATCGCTTTTTCAAATGTCTTGTTGTCTTTTTATTTTTCTTTTGTTTTTTGTGTGTTCTACGTTTGTATTTGCGTGTTTTACGTTTACCTCCTGATCTAGGAATATTTCTTACTTTATAAACGTCGAAATCGAAACAATTTGTTGTCCCGTTCCATCTTGCTACATCTTTTTGTTCTCCAGTATCTTCACCAAAAAATCCTACTCCTGATATTAACCATACTCTTTCACGGAATGCATCGGTCTTCTCCCCCAATCTTTTCTTAAAATCATAAAATTTTGTTTCGCGTAACAATTCATCATTACTACCATTCACTTTTAAACATTGTCCCATTAAACGTGTTATAAAAATACCATATTCTTGCAGTCTAGCGGTTTTTTTTATTTTGTTGTTATCATATCCAGCAAAAATTAAAACATTTGGTTCACTATTTTGCTGTGTAATTCCGCGTTGTAAATTCTTTGATGGTAAAA